TTTGTTTAAGATAAATTGTAAATTGTTGTAATCTCTGTTCATTTCATTCTCCTAGTTGTTCCCAAACAAATTCTGATTCTTTCATGTAGGCTATAGGCTTTAACCAACCATTTTTTATAGCTTCTATAATCATCGATTTATATTGTCTTGGACAATCATTACTTATTTCAAGTCCAGCACGTGGTGCCATAACAATACCATTATCAATCATAAAGTCAGGATCATCTTTACGAATTGTTTTAATGATTTTGTCAGGTGTTGTGTATGTCATTTTTCTTGGTCAGCCAGTGTTGTAAAAAAGTTTTTAACTTTTGTTTCAGTATCCCAAGATACAACATAATCGTTGTCCTTATCACATAATGACAATGCCTCATCATACGTAACTACACGATGACTGACAATCTGTTCACCAAGATATTCTTGGCTGAATTCTTTTGCCGCTTGCATTGTTACTGTATCTAACGCCCACAATGTTTTATCATTGCCATAGTCATCAGTACCTAGGGGCACTTCAACCATATACCGTTGACGGAATGTACTAACACATTCTACAAGAACCCATTGTGTTTCTTCTTTATTGCTCATACTAAATTACCTTTATAAGGACTGTTCAACCACTTTGCATAGGTCTCAGCTTGGTCACTAATTTTAGTCAACTCATACTTACCACAGAATCGCATAAAGTGAATGCCTACTTGAGGGGTAGTAGTTACACGAACACCCTCTTTAATACGTTGGTCAACTAAATCTTTAATCTCTTGTGGTTGTGCGGTCAAGTCAATCAGTACACGGTTACGTTCGTAATCATCTTTAACCCTGTGTTCAACCTCATTATGGTCTACCCAACGTTGCAACATCATATTGTTCCAATTGAAGCCCATTTTATGTCTATCAGCATACGCTTCAGTTAGTCCAACTTTGTTCTTAGTACCTTTCTCACGTACCCCGGGATAAGCACTGAACACATTGTCAGAACTATCACCGCGCATACACTTCATAAAAAGATGCCATTGTGGGTCACCAAGTAACTTGGGTTCTTTAGTTTTCTTATCTACAACTAATCTACCCTTTTCATCATGGTATCCTTCGAGGGTGATGAATTGATTTGTGATACCGTTGTATTGGTGCACGTTGTCACTAATAAGTTGAATGTAATCAGTATCAGAACTAATAATGTAATGCGTGTCATTTGGGTGTAAGTGAACGAAACGGGCAATCATATCATCAGCTTCAGCACGTTCATGCCTGAGTACTGATACGTTTGTTTTTTCTTTTAGAAACGTAGTGAACTTTTCATACGTATCCCAAAACATTTCATTTTCTTCACGTTCAGCTTCAGTCTGTGATAGAGTATCTACTACCCTATTTTTCTTATACGGAGCATAATGATCCTTACGCCAGCTACGGCCTTCTAAGCAGAACACTACGTGATCGGCTCCAAACTTGCGTACAACCTGATTGACTGATGCAAGTGTAAGATGTAGTGCCATTCCAATCTTCTCCCAAGTATCACTATTGCGTGAAGCAATGTGTCGTGCCCGAAAGAAGGTATTTGCTGTGTCGATAAGTGCGTATTTCATATTTGTATTATATACTATTATTTAATAAATGTCAAGTCATGATGATGCCAGCCTGAGTTAAACGGTCAATCACATTGTCGCCGTCTTTCCAATTAGGGGGCATAGTTGTTTTCCATTTAAAATAATTGTTTAACAAATCGGCTTCTGCATCGCTAATATAAGCCACTGCTAAATTTCGCTGTATCATATCAGCAACATCTTGTACAGAATAGTTGTTTTTATACATTTCTAATGCCGTTTTTTCTATCCAGGCACACGGAACAATATGCTCACAATATGCATTTTTGTTTGTAAGTTGTTGTCGTCCTGCAATACTATAACCTTTAGTAACTAATTTTTTTACATGAAGGTTATCAAAAATATCTGCACCCCTGCCTAATAAAACAGGCATTCCGTATTTTTGTGCAGTATATAACACTTCGGCTGATGCAATCGCATAATTGTGTGGATTAATGGTAATACTTCTTCTAGGACCACCGGGACTTCTAAGAATTGTATTAATATTTTCAACACAGTCAACTAGTTCCCAAAAACCATCCATAACATTTTCTGCTAATTGGATGAAGAGATAATCACGATTGTCATGTACTATGACCATTCCTTTAGATTCAATTTCCTGTCTCAATATTAGAGTTTTAGCTTCTGCATTTTTAAAACCAGCAATATACACTACTTTGGGTTTACCTTCTGGATATCCCTTGGTAACAACTTTTAGTTCACAATCTACGCCATTATTAGACCTAATAGTAAATCCATTATGTATAATATGCTCTTCTGGTCTTCTATCTTTAGCACGATATCCTCGAGATGCTGCCTCATTTTCAAATATAGAGAAAGGAATATATCTTTCAAGGTCTACACTCCAAATACCTTTGTGGCTAGTGCGAATATTAGTTGACATTTAACTCTTTCTTATTTTTTATTGCCAAAAGTATATTTGTTCAAAAAGTCTTTTTGTCTCTGAGTTTTCAACATATGTACATTTGGACAAACTGTTGCATGATTTGATGTGTCGTTATTGTAACGATTACCATCAATATGATCTACTTGCAATGTAGTTTTCCAATCTTCAATGAAGTCTCCTAATGAACTAGTATCGTCTCCGTATTGTTCAATGTAACCCTTAATTGCTTGCTCAAAACAAACACCTTTACAGGCTTCACAATGGTCCTTGCGAAACAATTGATTAAGTTGGCCGTTATCAAACGCAAGTCGCAAACCCGAAAGCAACTTTTTTGGATCCTTACCTCCGAACACTCCCTTCAGAATGTAATCGATACCATCGATCATTTCAAACGTATCTTCTGTGTAGAATTCTTCTACTAACTGCATCAATTCAGTATCTTGCGGAAGAATGGCAAACGATGTAGACAGTAACGAATAGTATGAACACACTAGTGATTTCACTTCATCGGACACTTTCATCTTGCGAATGAATTCAATTCCCAATTCATGGTCACGGAAGAAAGGCAAACGACAAGTACGTGCAACAAACTGTGTATAGCTGTTGTGAATCTTTTGTTGTGCGGGGACTTTACAAACTACTGCCGTAATCAATCGAGGAATGTTGATACCCATCTTACCTGAATCAACAACAACCATCACAAGCGGTCTGTTCAGGTAAGCAGGGCTATTAGCCAATTTAATACCGTCACTCATGCGCTTGATAGCCTTACCATCAAAATGCTTTTCTTTAGATGTAGAAACAAACAACACCGCATTGATTCGTTTAACGAACTCTTTAACATCTTTCATTACTGCACCAATTGGGATACCATTAACTGCGTTATTGCGTCCTAAACTAATAATGATGCCGGGCATCATTTTTGGTATCTTATCAGAAACAGAATCCCATGTGTCTTGTGGAATCAAAACTTGTTGATTGCGAATCTCATTAACTTGCCAAGCAAATGTCTTGTAGGCGGCATCTAATGTCTCATTCAAATCTTCACGATTTCCATGATATTCAAATTTAGTGAATGCATTTGCTTCTTTGAATTTAGGCATTGTAGGCAACTGTATGTACTTGTCAGCACCAACCAATGTTTTCATACGTTGAGATTGGGTAGGTGTTGCAGTCAAATGAATGACGATAGTACCACTATCCATCATTGCAGTCTGCATGTCAAACCATTTAGGTTCCCAGTTATTATTAGTAATGCCCTGGTCATCTTTAGTAGTTGACTTGTCAGGTACGCCTAAACCACGATGTGCCTCATCATTAAAGATAAGATCGGGTAACATCAAATCAAAGTCATCGGGATTCGCTGGGTCATAGTTCTCATACAGACCATACATATATTGTGTAGTCATAAAGAAATAACGAATGTCACCCGGTAAGTCAATATTATTGACCAATGAATATTTCAATTGTTTACTGTCATAGACTTTAACTAATTTGTTGCCAATGTAGGTGCCATCATACTTCATCATACTTTCAAGTGGCTCGTCAACACATTCCTGTGAAGGCGCCGCAAAGAAAATATTTTTAATTTTCTTAAAGTTTTGTGCAATAAGAATAGAGGTGTAGTTAGTGATAGTGAAACTTTTACCACTACCAGTAGGAGCCTGCACTACAATAGCTTTTTTTACGGCTGATTTTAAAAACCTAGTGATTGCATCAAGAATATTGTCTACTAGATATTCCTGTTGTAATGGTTCGATATCGGGAATTGAAATTTCATCAACTGCTAACGCTACTGATGTTTTATTACGCTTCATGTGTTACCTATAGTTTGTTGCAATGTATGTATTATACATCCATATGGTATTATTGTCAAATTTTATTTTGTTGTATTTTTACAACACTACTTCAACTAACTTCTGTACGGCCATCACCCAAGTTTTTAGTACGGACCACACGTAAGTCACGGTTTGTAGGATCAGCCTGTTGTTGCTCATATACTTCTAATGCGATATTTCTGCAAACTGTTTGGAACCAGCGGTCTACTAGTACATCATCTGTATCACTATCTTTTTGTTTATACCCTGCACGAATCAAATTCAAAATGAACTTATCATTCCAATCTAATTCAAATGCACCGTTATTAACATCATTGGGGTCAAGCTCCATACTTAGAATGTTAACGTATGGCTCGCCAGCCGCCGTTGCTTTCTCTTTAGCAGTAAGTTCGGGTGCAACTTTCTTTTCTTTAACCTTCTTAGGTGCAGGCTCAGATTTAACTTCTGGCTTCTTAAATAAATTCTTTAATTTTTCAAACATTTATATCTCTCTAGTAATTTAAAGCTGGCAAGATTCTTTGCCTTTGATTCACACATCATATCAAAATTATCAATGAATGTCAATGCCCAATCGTTAACAGCTTCGTTCCAATAGTAATCACTATGTGCCCGAAGTTTTTGCTTACTGTATCCTGCCTCAATCAACGCATCATGGGCGGGACGTTCATTGCGGGAGTGTTCAACAAGACAATCTTCCCTACTGACAGAATAGTGTAAAGTAGGGCGAACGCCACGCCAACTGTCAATAACCCTTTTAACACGGTCATCAGTAGGTTCAATGTATTCCCCTTCACGTATCCAGTGATGATGTATGTCCATGACCGTAGGTACGAGGTCAGATAATGATAAGCAGTCTGTAAGTCCATGTGTGTATTCCTCATTCTCTAGTGTTAGTGTGTTTCTCGCTTCTGGCGACAATCTGTTGTACACATCCCTAATGCCTTGTGGGCCTCTACGTCCTGAAATGTGTACGTTTACTTTGAAGTCTTGAAATGATTTGCCATAGCCCATAAAACGAACCATGTCACAATGATATTCAAATTCTTCAATACTCTTATTTACTACCTCATCACGGTCGCTTGCTAAAACAACAAACTGATCGGGGTGAAAGCTAAGACGCACATCATTAGCACGTGCTGTTTCACCTATAGGGGCAAACCATCGAGCCAAGCTATTCTGTACATCTGTACTATGCCAAAAGTCTTTGTATTCATCCATAGTATAGAAACTAAGCATGTCGCTAGTCAAACGCAACATACGCAATTCTGGTTCTAGTGTAGCAACACGTTTAACAAGTGCGTGAGTATTCATAATATTGCGTTTAGCAACATCCATAATCTTTTCTTCTACTACACTTCGATTATTACGCTTTGCCCAAGCTTGAGTTGTACCTCCTGTGTTAAAACCTTCGACTGAAACAATCTCATCTTTGTGATTGATTTCTGCCCATTTACAAGCGAAACCGATACGTTTGATTGACTGATTTGTGTGCATAGATAGACCAAAATGATAAATAATAGATGTAGTGTAGCATACCTACGCAATAAAGTCAACTATTTACGGATACCACTATGAAAATTACTGAAGTACTAACAGAATCAAGCAAGATTTGTCCACAATGTGGAATGAGAGGTTGCACTTGCAAACCCGGAACTTGCAAATGCAAACCAAAGCCCGGCTATCCAAAGAACATTGATGAAGCCGCTAATCCAGCACAACAAGCCGCTATTGCTATTAGTATGAAAAAGGCTGGTAAGAAGCCAAAAGATATACAAGAAGAAGATTTAGATGAGGATTGGCAAAAGGTCAACAAAAAAGACAAAACTGATGGCATGAGCAGTAAGGCTGTCAAAGCATATCGCAGAGAGAATCCAGGATCTAAACTAAAGACTGCTGTTACTACTAAGCCTTCAAAACTAAAGAAGGGTAGTAAAGCCGCTAAACGCCGTAAATCATTCTGTGCTAGAATGAGTGGAATGAAGAAGGCTCACGCAAGTGCTAAGACTAAACGAGATCCGGATAGCCCAATCAACAAAGCACTACGCAGATGGAACTGTGAAAGTGTACAACAGATGGAAAAATTGGTAATGATTGCTGAACAGAAAATTAGAAACCTTAAGAAATAACGTGAGAGCAAACGAATTCATCAGCGAAGCTATTAGCCGTAGAGACTTACTTAAAGGTGTAGCGGGTGCCGCCGCATTGGGCGCTACTGGTTTAGCTAAAGCAGGTGAATATCAAGATTTAGAAACTATAAAAAAACAACCTGACGTTTGGATGCCTAGATTCGAACAACTGCAACAACGTAGTAATGGTATGTTAGGTAAATTAATGCGAGCCGCCGGTCCAGAATGGGCACAAAGACTGACAGGGACAAAGGTTCGTGTTATGTCGAATGACCAATGGGTTCAAGGAAATGCTGACAATCGCACTGTCAGTCTTGACCTAACTGTGTTTTGGGATGCTCCTGATGCTACACTGGCATTTGCTATAGCACATGAACTGGG